TAGGTATAGATTTAGGTTTAAAAGATTATTTAATTTTAAATAATGGTGAGAAAGTAAATAATCCTAGAATATTAAAGAGTCTTGAAGTCAAGTATAGAAAATTAGCTAAAGCTGTATCTAGAAAAGTTAGGGGTTCAGCTAATTATCAAAAAGCTAGAATTAAGTTAGCAAGATTTCATGAGAAAATCTCAAATATACGTAAAGATTTTCTTCATAAGTTATCTACTAAATTAGTTAAAGAGTATGATATTATATGTATAGAAAATCTTAATATTAGTGGTTTGATGAAAAATCATAGGTTAGCTAAATCATTTCAAGATGTTTCATTATCTGAGTTTATAAGACAGTTAGAGTATAAGTGTTTGTGGTATGGTAAAACTATCTCTAAAGTAGATACGTTTTATCCATCATCACAGTTATGTTCTAGTTGTGGCTTTAAAAACAAAGATGTTAAGAATCTCAAAATTCGTGAATGGGATTGTCCTAAGTGCGGAGTTCATCATGATAGAGATATAAATTCAGCGATTAATATTTTGAGTGAGGGATTAAGGATTTTAGAGATATAAATATATAATTATAACCATGGGACACATGGGGATAGCCTATTGTCTGGTTGTAAGACTCTTTTTATGTTATTTAAAAAGAGCAGACCATTGGGTAGGAACTTCAATAACTTTAAGTTCTGATAAGATGTCAAAAAGTAAAGTGTTGTTTTTATTTATAATCTGTGGTACAATTTATTTACAGGGTTTGATAGTTTAATGGGTCTGAGTGATTATAAAAATTCTCTCTCAATCACTCTCACATAAGAAATAATCTCCGTAATTTCAATGGAAGTTTTTCTTCTATAATTACTCAGACTCATTAAGCTATCAAATATCTGTAGTTAATGTTAAGCCACGTTGTTGCATAAATTTCTCCTTAAAAGCGACTCATATATTTCATCGTGATTATATGAGTCGCTTTTTATTTTAATTTAGTGAGGTATGGTTTGAGCGATTATAAATTAGAGGATAAGTACATCTCTTTCAATGGTATTACACTTGGTACTGACCAGATAGAGTGTGCTGAATATATGTTAGCCAGGAAAGGGTGTATATTGGGTGGTCAGTGTGGCTTAGGTAAAACACTTATTACATCTGTGGCTAATAAAGTATTGTTAGACAAATATAGTACAGTTGTTTCTATTATAGTTTGTCCTGTTAAGGCACTCAAAGCCTTTAGAAGAGAGTTGTTTGAAAAGCTACTTCTTAAAGAAGATGAGGTTGGAATTATATCTGCTGACTATACATGGTATAACTTAGATACAAATAGGTTTTTTGTATGTACTGATACTCAGGTAGAGAAGTTGGATAGAATTACAGCTGAGTTAAAATCTAGAAACATTCCAATGATTCTAAATGTAGACGAGGCTCATAAATTGCAAGATAAGAAGAGTAAGTTTTCAATGATTATGTCTAATATTCGTTCTAGATGTTCTATTGTATGGCTTATGACTGCCACACCTATTCTTAACTCTTTAGATTCTTTGTATAATATTGTTAACTTTTCTTCTCCTGGTTTTCTTGGTAAGAAAGATGCTTTTGATAACAATTTCACTTTGTGGAATTTACGTGACCAGTACATTAAACGTGGTGGTAAGGCTACTAAGATTAAGGTTAAGGATGTATATGGTTATAAGAACTTAGATATTCTTAGGGAAAAGCTTAATGATATTATTATTGTTAGGGGTAAAGAGTATAATCTTAAATTCACTGCTTTAGAGTGTGATTTATCTGATAAAGATTATGAGATATACAAAAGAGTTTCTAGTGGTATTCTAAACTTTGAGGATGATGCTAGGAATTTTTCACGTAGGATGCACGATTTACAGCGATTTGTTGATAGAGTATATACTGATGAAACAATGGAGGATTTAGTATCTAATTATTGTGATACTGAGTATTCTCCTAAAGAGGAGTTATTACTTAATTCATTAGAGGGTGCGTTTAGTAATGGTTATAGTGTTATCATTTATGCTGAATACAAAGAAACAATTTCTAGGTTAGAGTCTATTCTAAAGAAAAATAAGAAAAAGTTAAATCTTGGTAAGATACATAAAGTAACAGGCTCTATTAATATTAAAGTTAGAGAAGCTGTTGAAGAGAATATTGGTTCTAGAGATGTGGTTTTGATTACATCAGCTGGTACTGAGTCTGTTAACTTGCAGAAATGTAATACAATTATTTTTTATGACATTTCTTTCTCAACTAAGAATATGATACAAGCTGTGGGTAGGGTTTGTAGACGTGATTCTAAGTTTGATACTCAGTATGCCATTTTGTTGGTAACAAAACGTACTATTGATGAGTATAAGTATCGTATGTTCAATAATAATTTGAATATGGTTAAGGGTGCTGTTGGTGCTGGTAAAGATATTCCATTGTCAGAGGATATGTTGTTGTCAGATGCTAATGATTTACGTGTTCTTAAAGATGAGTTATTGTGGGCATATAAGGGTTCTAAGAAACGAACTAGAAAAGTTAAGACTACTGATTATAAAGTTGTTGAAAAGCAATTAGTTCCTTGTACATATGCTGATGCTAGTGGTGAGATTGCTAGTTATCGTTTTTTAGTTGAGCCTTGTGTTTCTGATACTGTTGGTTTTGATTTAGATTCTTGTACTAAGCTGTATTCTTATATCTCAGATAAAGAAATTCCTTTTGCTGTTATCAAGACAAAGTATCATCAATACTTTACTACCGAAGAGGGTAAGAGGATGCTTTTATCTCTTAAAGATGGGGCATTAAATAAAGGTAGGATTTTACTTATTGGTAATAACATAGAGATTTCTAAGATGATACATAAAGAGGTATTAAAGCTTTGTAAATAATCTTTAAATTGTTAATTATCTGTTAAACTTTAATGTTAAATATATAATGTGCATATCTTTTGGTATGCACATTTTTGCTTTGTTTTATTCAGTAAAGGGGTATCGATGTCTGAAGTAAAATCTAATGATGTATTTGAATTAATTAAGGGTAGCATTAGTGAAGATAATAAGATGTCTTTCGATGTTTCTAATGTTGATTTGAGTTCGTCAAGCACAGGTGTGGTTGTTATTAATTCAAAAGATGACGTATATTTTGCTATAGCTAAGAAGTCTATTCAAGAGTTTAAAGTTGTAGTTGAAAATAGTGAGATTACATCTGATAAGGTGTTAAGTAGCAATGCTACATTCATTAAGAATTTTACTAAGGATAAAGCTAGTTATCGTCATGGTGATAGTGTAGGAATTAGTTTCTCAGTTAAAAATACGACTAAAGAAGACTCACCTATGGTAGTTATTGTTAATTTGTATAAACTTAATCAAAAGGTGGCTACTGTATATAAAGATTCTAACTTATATTTACGTGTTAATGAGACTAAGGATTATAGTGTTACAGTTCCTAATGATATCTTAGATAACAATAGTGGTTATTTACTTTCTGTTGTTGTAGAAGATACAAATGATAATATTGATATTATTAATGAGGGTTTTTCTGTAGAGGAAGATTGGACTAAGTTTCCTAGATATGGTGTTATTGGTGGTTCTGGTGATGATAACAATTCTATTTTATTGAAGAATAAAGATAGGTATGATAGTGCATTAGATGTTATGAGTAATATGAATATTAACTCATATTTCTTCTATGATGCGTATAAATCACCTCAAAACCCGTTCCCTATTGATAAAGAGCAGTTTAGTCAGGATTGGAATACATGGTCGCATAGTGTGATTGATGTAGATATGGTTAAACATTTGACTGATTATGTGCATAATAAAAATTCAGTTGCTATGTTATATAACATGTGTTTTGCACGTTCAGTTGATGAGGATGAGGTAGTACCTGCTTGGGAGTATGCTTATAATCATGATACATATGGTTTAAATAAGAAAGGAACTCCTTATATTAATTACATTGATGGTAAACCTTTCCAATATTACTATCACCCTATGAGTACACAGTGGAGAGAGCATATTTCTAAAGTTATGATTGAAGCTATGGAAAATGGTGGATTTGATGGTTGGCAAGGTGACACTATTGGTGACCGTACTATTAATGCTTATTATGATGCTGATGGTGATGCTCATTATATGAGTGATTATTATGGCGATTTCATGGCTGATATGAAAAAGCGTATGCCTAATAAATATTTAACAATTAATGATGTTAATGGTGAACATTTAGATAAGTTGTTAGATTCCAATCAAGATGTTATCTATAATGAAATATGGCCGTTTGGTCAATCTGCTTTGGTTATTGATGGTCAATATCGTTCACAGACTGAGTATGGTGATTTGAAAGTACGTGTAGATGATGTTAGACGTGAATTAGGTAAATCTCTTATTGTTGGTGCATATATGAATGGGCCAGCTACTGAGTGGGTTGATGGTAAACGTGTTGCTAAGAATGGGTCTGGTCAGGATTCTATTAATGGTGGTACATACAATCTCCCAGCAGTGTTGTTAACAACAGCTACAATTTCCGCCGCTGGTGGTTATCACATGAGTTCTGCCGTATTGTCTAATAGTATGAATAAGGGAGGGTTGGATATTGGTATTTTAGAGAAAGATTACTATCCAACTCAGAGCCTACGTACTACAGCTGAGATAACACGTAAGGTGTATGATTATAATCAGTTTGTTACTGCATATGAAAACATATTACGTGGTGATGGTTTAGAAGATGATACTACAGAATTAGAAGTTATTAATAGTTTTGGTTTCAAACAAAATTGGGATAGGTATGGTACTAGAGGTTATCAAGTATGGACATGGTCTAAACAGGGTAATGGATTTAGAACTGTACAGTTAATCAATTTGTCTGATGTTGTATCTAATTGGAAGAACGAAGAGGGTACATCCATTAATAAACAGCCAACGTATATGAAAGATTTCATTGTTAAGTATGTTGTAGGTAAGGATAAAGACTTAGCTGAAAGATTATCTGATAGTGTATATGTAACTTCTCCTGATGATTGGTCTAAATCTGCTATGGTTAAATGCCATGTTGATGTTATCAATGAAGATGGTAATTATGTTTTGAATATTCATGTTTCTGATTTAGATATTTGGGATATGATTTATATTAAAGAGTAGTTATTGAATAGAATATAGTGTATGATAAGGGTATAGGTTTTCTCTATACCCTTATTTTATTGTGGAGGAATTGTATGAATACTAGGAATAAGAATAAATTAAGAGCATTGATGTTGGTTTTAAAGAGTCGTAAATATGTAGTAGATGTTATATCTTTTGAAGGTGATATTATCAGTATTAAGATAAAAAAGATTTAATATATTATATTTTTCAAAATCCTCTTTACAAAACTTTACATATGTGTTAATATGATGTCAACAGATAATATATTTCTATTGTGAGGTGATTGATTTGTATTTTAGTTTATATCATTTTAACAGTGGTTGGGTTAATGTGCATAAAGCTATTAAATTTCTGACTAAGAGTGATAATTGTAGTTATATGGGTGTTGAGTTTTATCCTGATGGTAGTTTTACTGTTTGTGTTTGTTTCATGGAGGATGGTGTCAATGTGTAGTGTGTGATTACAGTGATGACTTTATATTAAAAGCGTTGAGGTGGTATTATCCACGAACTAAATTTTTTATTTCAGAGAATGGAATTTTAATGGGTAAAGACTTTATGTTTGATGGTATCTATAATGTTTTTACGGTTTCAAATGATATGAAGGAGAAAGCAATAGTATATTATGGGGATAGACAGAAACATAAAGATTGAGAGTTCTTATATTTTTAATGGAAAGTATTATATTAGGTTTTTTGTTACAGTAAAAGATTTTAATTCCATTACTGTTGATGGGTTAGATGATATAGTTCATAAAGTTTTAGATAATCATCACAAAGGTAAATTTCCGTATACTATTACGCCTGTTTGTGCTGGTGGTGATGATTTTCTCTTTTCATTAGATTACTATGTTAAGGTGTCATATAGTAATGAATTGTCTGATGATACTAATTCAAATGTTTGTGATGTCAGTTATGGTGTTCATGTTGTTTATATTCAATGGTTTAAGTGGTATATTACATTTAAGGATATTTTTAAACCGGATGATTTAAGTCATTTTTTAGTAGGTCATATTGGTGATGGTGTATTCTTCAGAGGTTTACGTGGGTTAGTTAATTTTATTAAAAAGTAGATTTAAAGGGAGATTTTATTATGGATAAATTTTGTGATGTAAGAGTAGTTTCTATGGTTAATTATTTTGCTTTGCCAACTTCTTCATTAGAATGTCGTGTTGTAGGTGATAACCTAAAAGTTGTAATACGTGATGAGGGGTTATATGCTGGTATGCCACGACCTAGGGGTGGTTTTATTAACAACAATAATTCTTATCGTTACATTGAAGCTATGCTTGATACTAAAGGTGAGGTTGTTGAGTTTGAGGGTTATATTAACGCTGGGTATGGTTTTGAGTATTTTGAAAAAGATTCTATTTATGCATTGGGTGCCGTCACTAAAGAGTCTAAGGTTAATACAACAACTATAAAGAATTTCATTAAGGAGTAATGGTATATTTTTAAAGGTAGATTAAAAGGAGATTTTATTATGTTAAAGAATTTATTTTACGATGCAGATGGTTCTATTAAGACTTGGGTTGCGTTTTTATCTATTTTTGTTATTGGTTTTTTGATTATTGGTGGTTTGTACTGTATGTTAGCAGATAATCCACCTCCTGAAAAGATTTTATCTAAACAGTATACAACAGTTGTAGGGAAGAATTTAACATTAGATGAGAGTTTACACTATGCTAGTTATGGTTTCACTAGAGATGCATCTATTAGTGGGATGGCTAAGTTTAGAGATGTCGATTTAGATTGGAAGAAAATTGATGCTAAAGATTTGCCTAGAGAAGTTAAATCTCAGTTATCTCAGTCTGATGTAGATTTGAAAGTATATGTTGCAGATGTAGATGAATCCTTAGCTAAAGGTGTTACAGACGTTAAACATTATGTCATTATTAGACATTTCAACGAAAATAATTCTGATAGATTAAGTGGTGTGTATACTGTTATTAAGACTAAAGGTAGTGAGCCTAAAGTTCAGACTTTAGAGGATGCTGTTAATTTCACAACAGCATATTTAGTTACAAGAGGTAAATAGTATATAATGAGAAAGTATATTAAAAAACCTGTAACTGTAGAAGCGTTTCAGTTTTTTTACAATGATGATGCATCTACAGAGGCATTGAAGACAGAGGTAGGGATTGATAACTGTTTCTATGATTGTGATGGTAAACTCTATTTACGTACCTTAGAGGGTGCTATGGTTGTTAGAGATGGTGATTATATCATTAAAGGTGTTAAAGGTGAGTTCTACTCTTGTAGAAAAGATATTTTTTATAAGACATATTATGCTGATGATATTGTTACTAAGTATGTTGTACATTTAGAAAAGCATGATGTATTCTCACCTATGTTCTTTGATATATTTGAAGATGCTGTTTCGTGGGGAAGAGCAATTTTTGAAAAATATAAGGACATTAATGATTGTGAAATTTTCTTATATCAAAGTTTCAATCATTTAGTAGATGATACAATGACAACTTTCTATGTTTCTAAATGTAAAGAGTACATTCCTTATGTATGGGATGAAGATATCTTAAATTATTTACAGGTTGATGTAGATGATAGTAGAGAGTGCTGTTGTATTGCTGATTATACAACTGCTGAAGAAGAAAAAGATTTGGGATTAATTGTTAATGAAGCTATTAGGGGTTGGGTATTCAAGCATAATCTGATTGATAGAGTATGGGGTTATGATATTGAATACGATACAACAGTTTCTGTTCCAATTAAAGAATAGGTATATTTAAAGAGGTAGTATTATTACTACCTCTTTTTATTTTACTTTACACTTCTTTACATATATGGTATTATTTAGTTGTAGATATTTTATTGTATTTATGAGAGGTGATTAATATGAAATTGGAAAGTTATAAAGTGTTAGATGATTATCTTGTTGTTAACAATAGTTTTTATTATGAGTTGAGTTCTTTAAAAGGTATTCGTTTAGATGATAATTATCTTAAATTGGATAAAGAGTCTTGGGTTGGTGAGTGGTTTAACTTGGTTGATTTTGATGGGGATATCTCAGAATTAATCACTTTCATTGAAAGTACAAATAAACTAATTAAGGATGCTAAGTCTAAAGACTATTTAGTAGTAGAGTGGGGCATTTTCTTTTTTATTATGTTAGCGTTGTCTGTTGTGTCTTGTTTTATTGGTATGATTATTGGTGTTAGTTGTGGTATACATGTATGAGTGTTTTAACTGATATGTTTTACGGAGATTCATATAATTTGTACAGTGGTGATAGGGATACAAGCTATTCAGTAGATTACATAAATTCATGTATTCATATGTACTTGTTACAGTTGTACTATGATATGAGTGATGATGAAATAGCTAAGTATATGTATTATTATGGTGATAGGGATGGATATTAAAAGTATTTTATTTACATTGGTGTTTGTATTGATGTTTCTTATTTTTTGTTTAATTGATTTGTATGTAATTTATTTGTATGGGTATTAAGGGGATGTATTATGTATAAACGTGATGATTTTTATGTTGATAGTGAGTATGGTTATTTTATTATTTTTGGTAATAAAGTTTTCAATGTAGAGGATGTCAAAGACATATATCTAAGAGATGAAGCTATGTATGTTGAAATGGCTGATGGTAGTAGGGAGTATTTTGATATTGTTGTTAATATGTGTAATATTCCTTTGTTACTAGATTTCATTAGAGAGTTTAAGATAGCTAAGAAAGTTAATTCTTCTAAAGATGTTTGTGCATATGAGCGTTCTTTCCGCTCATTCGCTATTTATATGTTATTAGTTATGTCTATTATGCTTAATTTAGTTCTTATATTGGTTAAGTAGGTGTGTTTTTATGAATGTTGATAGATATGACTTTGGTTTTGAAGATGATTATTTTTATTATTACATTAGTTATATAGGTGGTAGTTTTGTTTCACCAGAACCACGTTCTTTGAGAGGGGTATATCATGTGAGAGATATATCTTGTGTACAATTATGTACGCAAGATTATGGGACTATGTTAGTTGTTAATGTGTATAGTAGATACAGAGATGATATTAGCGTTAAGTCTTTCTACCTAGATGACTTTAAAGAGAATAGAGCATATTATAGTACATTAGTACATAATGTTAATAATCGCATTAAGAACTATAATAAAGTTAGAGAGGATGCATCTAATTCTTTTGTAGGTAAATTTTTTGCTATTGGTTTGATTTTATTTATATTATTTATGGTTTATCTGTGTGGTATATCTTAAATAATATTACATAACAATATTAAACTTTACAATTCAATACATATATGGTATTATTTAAGTAAGATATAGTGAGTGTATCTAAAACAATGTATGGTTGTATTATATTGTACGACTTTATAATGGGGATGGGTTTGTTATATTAAGCATAAGAGCGATACATTATACTTTTTACAAGTCTTTGTTTTTTATAACTTATTTTGATGGTGATGACTCATATCTTAGTGTAAGGTTGTGTAATGTTTTACATCGTACTTATTTATGTCTTTTTATTTTATAGAAAGCTAACACTATTAGAATACATCAACTGATACATTCACTATATCGAATATTATTAATCTAGTTTTCAAATATTACTTTACATAGTATTACTAAACAATACAAAGTGATACAAGATATAGTAGTTTTTATAAAGGGGTATAAACATATGGATTATTATATTAAAGAGTTTCTAAAGACTAATAAATTAAAGACAGGTGTACCATTTAAGGTTAAGGAACTTAGACGTTTAGTGGTAGTTGATGAAGATGGTTCTTTTAAGTATGTAGATAGTGATGAAGTACTTGTATTAGGTGATGTATTTAGTATTCTAAGTGGTGCGTATCATGTAGAGTTAGATAATACAAAGTACATGAGTGGTGATATTTATTATTTTGTATCTGATGCATACAATGTTAAGAAATCTACATGGGGAGATAATATTTATGATTATGCTTTATTAAGTATGGGTAATGTATTTACTACACGATTTGAAGCTGATAATCATAAGGAAGAGATTCTTAATAAGTGTAGAGAGATTAATACTAAGGATACAGAAACAGTTTCATTAGATACTTCTGATTTTGTTATTCCTAACACTACATTAGGTGGTACAGTAACTAATAATGGTATTACTTATAACATTAAAGATAAACTTAAACCTTTATCTGATAAGGTTAAGGATATGGGTGATACTGCTACTATTCTTAATAAAAAATATAAAGATAAAGTAAGTGGTATGGCGATGTCTATTGATAAAGATAGCATTGATAGTGGTAAGTATAAAGGTTATACATTACATAATGGGGTTAAGAAAGATTTTGATATTAATGCAACTAGCTTAGGTGAGGCTATTCGAGAGGCATTAAAGAAAAGCTTTAATTGATATAGGTAGGTGAGTGTAGGTATGTTAGAGAATACAATTAAGATGTTAGTTAATACATTAGATTATTACTATAAAGATAATCTAATTGATGGTGTAAGTACTGATACAAGTGGTAGTAATTATGTTATGTCTGTTGATTATTCTTTAGAGAGTGCTAAGTGTACACTAACTGATGGTACAGTGACTTTGGATGCTACTCTATACTATAATGATAGGATATGCAACTTGTATATTAGGAATTATACAGAGGGATATAATACTTCTACATTAGATACTATTATTCAAGGTATTTGTCATTATGAAGAAGTGTTACAACGTGAGAGTGATATTGAGGTTAATGTAACACTTATTTAATATCATTGTGATAAAATAGGTGGTATTATACTAAAGATAGTGTGAGATAAGGTGATTTATTTATGGGTTTGATTCAGTTCAAGTTACGGAGTGGTGCTTTACAGAAAATCATACAGAAACGTATGATTTCTATTAGTGAGTTATCTAGGTTGAGTGGTGTAAGTCGCCCAGCTTTGTATAGCTTAATTAATGAAAATGTAAATTATGTTCGTATTAGTACTTGTAGGAAAGTAGCAGAAGCACTTAAAGTTGATGTAGATACATTGTTTGAGGTGGCTGGGGATACAGCAGAAGAAGTTAAATAGATGGAAAGATTTTATAGCTTAGATATCAAGACACAGTATGTGTTACAGGATAGTGTTAGGAAGGATACATTTAAGAGTATAACAACTGTTGAGGGTGTTCAATGGTTGATGTGGACTTTCTATCATTGGGGTATTAAGTATTTAACATATGATACAGTTATGGGGTTACAGTTATTTCATGGTAGACCTGTGTACGATGTAAATACTAAAAGATGGTATGGTACTAAAGTAGTTAAAACAGAGACTGTAGAAGATACAAATACAGTAGATACTACTCATAGTACTAGAGGTGAAGTGAATACTACAAGTGAGGGTGATATTCATGGAGATGTTGTTAACAATAGTAGTAATAGTAATGGGGATAGTCATGCTGAGAGCAGAAACGTCAACAGTGAGGTTCTTCCTAATACTGTTCCTGTGGTTGATAGTACTAGGGAAAATATAGAGAGAGGTAATACAGATGACAATGGACATGGTAGCAACAATCATTCTGATGGGGTTGGGACTAACACTTATAGTGATGACGGAGAAGTGGTTACTACGACTAGTAATAGCATTTCTAGTAATGGTGGTGTACAACCTGTTGTTTTAGGTACTAATACACGTGAGGTAGTAGAATATACAGATAAAGGGAATGAACCAAAAGGGTTATCATTCTATTTACACTCATTGATTTCTAGTGTGTTTGAGTTGTCTGAGGGTACTGCTATAGAGTTAACTACACAAGCGATTGAGGATGATGTAGCGAATAAACTATTAACAGATGGTACAATAGTAGAAGTATCTAATAATGGTATTACGTGGTTTAAGAGATATTTTAAATCGATTGAGCCTAATTTATCTACTAAGTATTGTGTGTATGGCGGTGGACGTACAAAAGATACTGTACGAGATATGGCTGATGTAGAATATTATCAGTATATGCGTTATACAGATAATACACAGAATAACAATAGTAATACATGTAATAGTGGTTGTAATAATTGTAACAATACTACAGTTAAATTTGAGAGTGTAAGGAATACAGTAGATGGGAGAGTTGTTTTTGCTGATAGGGGTAGTTTAAATAGATAGGATATCTATAGTAGATATAATATAAAGGTTATGGGTAATAGTAAGAGTTGTAGTAAAAATACTAAAGATGAGATTAGGTATCTACCAGAGAATATAGTTAAGGTATCGATTGATATGGGTGAATATCTAAGGCTTAAAGAAGTTGAGAAAGAGTGTGTAGGTCTTAGAAAAGATATATTGGCTTATAAAACAGATTCTATTTTTGTAGAAGAGCATGAAGTGTGTTATGAGCGATTACATGAAAACTTATACAATGAGTTAGAGGTGTTGTATACTAAGTATCGTGGTTCTGCTATATGGAATTTAGATATTACATTGTGTGGTATTATAGCTTTCTTTGTTAGGAAGTATTTAGAGGGTAGTCCTGAAAAATTTGATTATGATGAGAATTCTAGATTACGTTATAATACATTAGTACATGCGGTTACATCATTAGAATATTATTTTGATAAGGCTAATAGTGGTGGAGACAATTTAAATCAAGAAGATAGGGGATTGGTGTTAGAAGCTTTATCTGAGTTGAGAGAGTATTGGTTCTCTATGTGGACATAGATATTTGATATGTGAGGGGATTGAGATATATGCGTTATGTGTTAATTGGGGTTGTTTTATTAACTTCTCTTTTTATAGGTGGTTGTGGTGATTGTTTTGTTGGGTGTGGTGATACTACAGTCAAAAATCAACCATCAATATCTGCTAGTAGGGAAGAAAAATTAAACTATTATATTACTAGTCAAAGTGATGAATTGATTGAGAAGTACAAAGATTCAGATGTGTTTAGTCATAGATATACTGCTGATGAACTTAGTATAGGTGACTATTTACCAAAGACTTTTGAGTATATGGATAGCAAAGGGTATAAGGTAGATTCTATTAGACATGACGATAATACTGCTTTATATTTTGTTTCTAAGACAATGTACTTTTTCAGTAATGCTAATAAAGGTGTCACTGTGACGTATAGGAAGAAATAATGAAAGCTATACTAAAGAAGGTATGTAAGTGGTTAGTCTATTTTGTTGTCTTTATTCTTGTTATGATAGCTTTGGTGTCTATAAAAGAGGACAATCAAAGAAAGACTGAAGTAATAAAATCTGACCCTATACATGTTATGAATGATGACGTATTAAGACATCATAAAGGTGATACATTGTATGTTTCATACGATAGTAGAGAGTATGATGATTATAAGATAGATAAAATTATTAAAGATATGAATAGTAGGGGTTATAAAGTAATTAATAAGTATGTAGAGAGATTACAATATCAAGATATGAATTATGATTTCATTTACATACGAGAGTATACAGTAACACATATTATTTATAGGAAGTAGTTATATGGATAAAAAGGTTATCATCAAATCTATAGTGTTTATATTATTTTTTGCTGTTTACTATTTTGTAGAGAGTAGACGATAATCATTTAAAAGGGGATTAAATAGATGGTAGTATGTTCTGTAAAAGACTTAATAAATGAATTATTAGAGACATCATGTTATGTTGATGATACAGTAGAGGTAGTCAATGCTGTGGGTACACCATATCAAATCGCTAAGGTAGTTAATAAAGGTGGTATTGTGACATTGGTGTTGGACGATGAGTAGATTTCTATGTGAATTTAATTTTCAACAGATATTAGGTAGACATTTATTTAAGAAGTATGTATGTGTTCCTAATGTATCTATGTATGAATACAGAAAGGGTGAGTATGAAGCCGACTTTCTGTATTTTAATTTAAAGACATTACACCTAACTGAGGTTGAGATTAAGTTATCTGTACGAGATTTCTTAAATGATTTCAAAAAGAAACGATATCATGATAGTAAGGAAGTTATGTATTTGTACTATTGTATGCCTAGTGAGATGTACTATGATAATAAAGAATTAATAGATTCTAAGTTAGGTGACGCTGGTCTAATATTGATTAATGGTGTAGATACTGATACAGAAGATGGTGCGTTCTACGAGTTTGACTGTTATAAGAAACGTGCTAAGAAACGTAAAGGTGTTTCTAAGTTATCAATCGATAGAGCAATGTATTATATGCGTATTGGTTGTATGAAGTGGATAATTAAATAAAAGGGGATTATATTATGGCAACAATAGAAAACAAACGATTTACTAAGTTTATATTACAGTTAGAATTACTAGCATCTCATACAAGTTATAATCCTGAAGATTTTGTATTTAAGTATAGTTATAATGATGTAGTTTTGCCTACAACTAATTATGGTGATATTATTTTACACGAGGTCAGATATAAGAATGGTGAATATTTCTGTATTGAATACTATATTGGTAATGTGCGACTTTTAGATAGATATAATATTACTGAGTGTGGTGAATTAGAGTGTAAGGGTGTTATAGGTGAGGTTGTTAATCATATTAGTGGTTGCATTGATTGTATAACAGTATCTTTTAAAGATAAGATTGCCGCCTGTGAGTTCATGAACTCTTACCTATCCTCACTGGATAATTTTATTATTGAGGAGTTTTCTAGTAAGGATACTATTGTATATCATTATAGTGGTAGCGATTTTGTTGTTATTTATACAACAGACTTTGTTAACAAGGGTGCTTATAGGATTAATAAGTTTTTTGTAGAGAATTTAGTTGATTATAAGTATCTTAAAAGTGATTCTATTAAGAATTTTAAACTTATCAGTCATTATACTGATGTGGTGTATAGTGACAAAGATACAGAGGTTGCGTATTATTAATTTATAGTAGAAGGGGTTTGTATAGTGTGTATTCATAGGGATGTAGAGCATAGGACACGTTCATATACAGATAATAATGAAGTAATTAGTACTCATAAGGAAGTGCTAAAAGATTTAGAGTATATATGGGGTTGTTACCCAGAGTTACGTTTAGGGCAATTACTATGTTATATTGCATCTGAGGTATTGGGTACATCTGACCCATTCTATTTAGAGGATAGTAAGTATCAAACATTTAGGGATACTGTAGCAGATAGGTATAGTGATATATGAAAGATAAAGATAGCAGTTGGTTAGATATATTTAAATACTTTTATTTTGTACTACAGTTAAAGGTAGAAGTATTTCTACTAAATCGTTTGATTGGTAGTTCCACTGGCTTATATCAACAGTGTATTAATAAAGGTGTATTAAAGTTTCTAGATGCATATGAGCGAGCGAATGAGGGTAACTATGAAAAGTTTTTAAGGTCTGTGGAAAAGTCAGTTGAGGATTCAGATGATGAAAGCTTTAAAGATTATTCAGATGTGTATCTAAATGGGTTTAAAGCACATTATAATGTAGAAAGAAATATGCGTGTCATAGCTACTAATGAATTAAAGAAACAGACAGAGGAGTTAAAGTGTAATGAGTATATTGTTTAAACGTGGTGTAGTTGCATTATCTGTGTTAACTTTATCAGGTACTACATATGTGGGTGCTATTAGTACTGCTAGACCTGTAGTCATTAGTAGACCACCTGTTGTAAAATCTACACCAGTAGCAAAACCAGTAACTAAATCTAGTACACCTAAGAGTTCTACATCTGAGACTAAATCTTCTACAGAGACTAAGACAACTAGTGTAACAAATAACTATTATACTACAAATAAGAGTGGTGGGTTCTTTGATAGTTTCACAGGTGCTTTTGCTGGTACGTGGTTCTATCATACATTATTTGGTAATAGCAATAACAGTAGTTCTAATGTTAATACTGAAGCTACACAAGAAAATACTGAAAGTGAAGATACAGAAGAGGTATTTAGTATTAGTTATTGGATTACTAACAATTTAGAATATCTTAAAAACTTATTATTTGGTGTTAAGTAGGGTAGATGCTATGTTACAAAATCTAAAGAATAGGGACTATATACAAAAGTTGTTAGATGCTGAGAGTTGTGAAGTGGTTCATAGTTTGTGGTGGAATAAGCCTGATGGTTTATTTATTAAGTGTGTAGATACTATATTTGAAAATGCAGTAGGTGATTCTACTAACACTCATAAAAGATATATTTATCAAGGTGTAGATGGTAAGTATTATGAGTATTCCTATTGGGAAGATTATTTTGGTGAGACTGATTGCTATAGATTTAGAGAGGTTGTAAGGCAACCTGTAACAACATATGAATGGGAGTAAGATATGGTTAATGTACAAAAAGAAGCATTAGATATCACAAGGAAAGTATTACAAGATAGTTGTGGTTATACAAGTGATATCATTACAGAAGATAAGATGTTTGTTGTATGGTCATGTAAAACATTACAGAATTGGAAAGCTATTGTAAGTGGTACTGAAATTAAAGAATTGATTGAAGTAACCTATAATGGTGATAAAAATGAAGCATATGTAGATGTATATGATAAGAAGTTAAACGTAGCGATTACACTGTAGGAGGATTAAAACTGTGGAAGAGTGGAAACAAAATTTATTAGAAGAGTTCAATACATTAGAAGAACGTATACATAAACTAATTGCGTTTTTAGATGAAAATAAAGAGCATGATGATTATTACGTATTGTGTAAACAGTTAACAGCTATGGTTGAGTATCGTGAGTGTTTACACAATACGTATTGTAAAATATAATATCGTTTAGTGTATAAAAGTTTTTTATGGAGATAATACAAATAACTAAAAAAGTTTGTATTATCTCTTTTTTCATATAATAGGTATACTATAGATGTAATAGTATTTCTTGTGAGGAGATGATAAAATGATTCCTAGCTATGATTTAATGTATGAAATCAACAAAGAATGTATATCATATCTACAGAGTGTGTGGGGTAATGATGAGTGTGAAACTTGTACTTATGAAGAAATATACTCTAATCTAATGGAAGAGGTATGTGATGGTGCATTAGATATTCCGTTGTATATTAAAGAGTCAAAAGAGTATTATAAGACAAATAGGGATGTAAATTTTAATAAGTACATGTTAGATATCTTATTGAAGATGTATGAAAAGAATAAAATGAAGTATACGTATAAAGTAGATAACGTAGTACATATTTCTGATGAGTTCTATGTGTTAGAGAAAGAATTAGAAAAGTTGGTAAAGGAGAATTAATATGAAAAAGAATAAGACGTACAAGAGATTTGATTCTGATACATATCGTAGAGTTATGAGTATCTTAATCTATCTTGAAAGTATTGAGGTTAAGAGTATTGTAAGGCATGTAAATCATAGCAAGGTTTATTACAGAGTTAGTGATGGTTTTTCTTATAAAAAACTTGACGACATTAGTAAGGTCATGAAGAATTTACCTAAGAGATATGTGGTAGCATTTGATACATTTATGGGTAAGGTATTTAAACGTGTGCTTCGAAGAGTACATACGTTTTATCGAGATGAGTATTATTCTATTAATTTCTTAATGAAGTATTTACAAGATAATAGTTATATTGTACCTATTGGGTTGGAAGATATTGAGTGTGTACGTATGTATGCTGAGAACTTGTATGATAAAGTGGATGTGTTGAAGTTGGTTGATAGTTTATTAGCTAAGAAGTCAGAGGTTGAAAATATTCTAGATGATACTGCAGTAGTCAATAAAAACACTACATTAGATACAGAGAGATTAGGCAAGAATTTTACCTATTTAAAAGAAACATTATTACGATTGTATATGAAAGGGTATAATACGATTGAGGTAGGTGATAATATTATTGCAGTAGTACAGGACTATACACAGAATGATGTAGACAATCATACAATTAAGCGTAAAACATACCTAAATATCACGTCTATATTTGACCTATTAGATTTGTACAGACCACTACGTAGAGGTGTATATTCTATTAAAGATATACTTAATTTACCTAATGTAGGAGATATTGTGTATATGGGTGATAAGCCATATTATTTACATAGCATTTCTTCTAATGATGTAGGTACGCAGTATTTCTTATATCCTAATCATTTGAATAAGGAAATGTATGAGTTGTTAGGTCGTCCTAATAGTTTAGAGATGACATATAAAGTTCGTTTGGCTAAGAAAAATAATACGTGTAATATGTTTACAGATGGCTATCAAGAAGAATGGGATAGATTTATAGGAGGTTTATAATGTCAACTCAATATTTTACATCTGAAGTTATTACAGCTGATGAGTATGTTGGTTATGTACGAATGGTATTTCAACTACAATCAGCTATTGATGAAGTTGGTTTAGATGGTGGTATTCAAGTGGTTAATAATAGACTACGATTCTATAATGAAGATGGAGAAGATATCACTTCTAAGTATAAAGATTTAAAGAAATTGGGTGTGGATACGACTCTTTTACTTAAACATAACAGTGTTATTTCTGATTGTATTGTGTGTTTAGATACAACTGTACAGGAATTGTATGATAAGGTATGTCATGCTGTTGTTAGTGATTATGGTAATATAGCAAGGCATTATCGTGCGAATGAGGATAAAAACTTAGTATCTAGCTTTGTGTATTTATGTGAGTTTGATAATCAAAATGATTCCGATAAAGTTAAATTATTATACGAATATCAATATTTGTATGATTATATTAATAATCTTTGTAATATGAATACTAATAATGGTATGGATGATATTATTAAGACACAGTATGATGTATATAGGGGTTGTGTTAATTTTGTTATAGAACATATTAGTATAGATGCAGTTACTCCTAACACTCTTATTAGAAATAACATAGCTATTCGATTATTACCAACAGTTGTATTTAGTGGTCATCATGATGTAAAAGTTAGAGATGTGTTGAATAACATTGATACTGTTATTCGATACTTAATTAGATTACATGCGGATTCATTTAAAGTTGCTTATCATGGTTTGAAAGATGCTATTGATAAGGTGATATATAGCATAGGTTTACAGACAATTAACTACGTTACAGAGAATAATGGTTTTGTAGTATCTAGTGATAATGTGTTTTCTGTATATGTTGCTGATGCTAGGATTAAACGCTTAGTCAGTCAACTAAATTATGTGCATAAGGTTGAGTGCTTTTTTAAAGCTATTGAAAGTCATAAATATCTGTTAAATAGACCTATCATTGATAACTATGTTACAGTTGCAAGTGCTATACAGTCTTATTTACAATATCAATATGAAAGTGTTGTGGGTTCTAGTGGATATAAGAATTACATGCCATACGTGTGTTTGTTACTATCTGCTACTAGTGTTAGTTCTGTAGGATATGCACATATTCATCAGAGTGTTAACATGCACTTAATTCATTATCATAGTTATATGGTTGATACAAATACTAGTGATAGATTGGACATGATGTTGTCTTATGTTGATTTTTGTATAGATAATTATCATTCTGATTTCACGTGGTACAATGAGAATCATACCATGACAGTTCATCATAAATATAAAGCAGATGAGGTTCTTTCATTAGATAAGTACATTGATGACGATTCCTTTGGTATTATTTTAGATGTGGATGGAGTAGTAGGATTATTAAAACTATCTAGAGGTTTAGTAAAGAGTTTCTATAATACATTAAATACTGATAAACATGTTGTATTCATCAGTGCTTTAAGTGGGTTCAGAATGATTTCTGATATCGCTAACACTAGAGAAGATAAGCATAAGTATATTCGATTAGATTACGAGATTGATAAGTACCTTAACTGCAATACAAATTATCTTGGTACTGTTAATAGTGATTCTCTGTTATGTTGTAGTGATATGGTATTTCCTTTAGATGGTATGCGTTATAATACTAAAGATGTAAACAACTATAAATCTATAACATCTATTGTTGAAAAACGATATAAAGGTATGGAAGTAGTATTACGTATTATCATTAGTAAACTACATGAAATCTTTACTAAGATTAAAGCTAAGGATATTAAAACAGTATCTATTGGTGTAGAAGATTTCAAGGATTATAGTAAGTTATCATTCATTGTTAAAACATATGATGGTAGGGTTGAAACATATCCATTACTTGTTCCTGACATGTTTAGCTATGCTGTGTATGGTTTGTTTCATGAAGATAGTGGGTATCAGATATATGAGGCTACACTAAAAGAAGTATATGATATTCTATCTGAAGTTAAGGACATGATAGTTTCTAGTTTTAACTTCATTGATTTTGATGAAGATATTTTTGTAATAGTTGATAGTTTACGTACATTATCTGTAATAGTAGACAATTCATGTGATAAAAAAGGGGCAGAAAAAATGAAAGTAGTACATACTAAAGAAACAAAATTGGTGCGTTCTAGTGATGCTAAAAATCTTATGTTAGCTAAAGACCTAGCTATGGAATTTATTGATAATGGGTATGATGTTATCATGAAAGATGGTGATGATTTAGTAGTGTATTCTAGTACAGATAATAGCTTGCAAGAATATGTACCTAAGTCTTTACAAAGTATTTTCTATGATGTAGATAAGTTAGATTTATTACCATTGTCTTATTACGTGTATATGTGTAAGTAATGTAAAGGAGATTAGATTATGATATACAATACAGAAGAGATACGATTAACAGCTGAAGAGTATGTGAGATGTATAGAATTATTCTATACATTAAAACATGATGGAATTAGTTATGGGTATGATACTAAAATCACATCTATTGAAGAAATGGGGATAGACTACGAAGGTGATTTCTTTAATTTTGATTTAAGTAGTGGTATCGTTGAGCAGTTTGATATGTTGTCTAATATGACGATTAAATCTGTATTAGATAAGTTACGTTTTATTATGACTCATGCTATCTATAGTTTATATGAGGTACAGGAGTTATTAAAAGAGAATAAAACAGCATATCGATTGTGTCCTAATTTTACTCTTAATGCATACTTAGAGGGGAATGTATTTAAGAATGTTCTTAATTATCTATTAGAGTGTCATAGATTGTACAATTATTTTGTAGATGGTGATTATTTTAATTGTTGTATTCGATATGTGCATGATGATTTTAAAAATCCATTTCATATGTACAATAATAAGGGTGAGGACGTACCGTTGTTATCACCTGTGATTCAACACGTAGCATTTACAACTAATAAAGAAATAGCTGTACATGAGGTTATGGAGAACCTACATGCGGTTATGTTTATGTTATCTAAGTTACATCTTGATAAACTCAAATTGTTACGTAAAACCTATCAAGATGCATTAGAACTTAATGGTGGAGGGTTTCATACTCGTGTTAAATATAATGACAAAGAACATGTAGGGTTGATTAATACAATGTATATCAATCTGCCTAAAGATATTAAGAGTGAAGATGTAGAACATATCGATACTGTTAGATTGGTTAAAGATGTAGTTGATGCAATTACTATAGGTGTAAGTTGTAATTATTCATGTGAGAAAGATAAGATAACTGTGTTTGATATCGTAAGTGCTATGGTATGTCATTCAGATATATTATTACGTGATACATATGGGAATGGGTATACAAATTATGATGCAACTACTAAAGTGTTCTTAGATAAGATGGGATGTACCAATCTTAGTAAACATATCTCACAGGCTATGATGTTGTATATCATTTATTACTATAGATATAAAATTAAGAATGATACATATCTTCGATTAGAACGATTGAAACATTCACTAGAGTTTGAAAATGGTACATTTGATAATGATGTAGAATGTAAAAATGGGAATATAATTCTTAATCGTAGGTACATTGAGAGAGAGGAATTAATAGGGAGTATTATTAATTTTGATACATTACCGATTAAATCATCTGATTACAATAAGGTTATCCCTAGTGTATTGGTTATGATGTTAGATACATTAAAGGTTGTCGGTTCTACATGGTATTATCACGCAAGATTTACTACACCAATGCATATGGTTCAACTTATGTATGAATTACGATATGAGAATTATGATAACCTATTTTGTGAATATTATACAAGTAGTGATGTGTTTAAATTAAAGCCAGATACATTTTGTAGTAGTTGTGATGATGACATACCGATTAATTGGCATCGATGTGGGAATATGATATTACCTACGTATGGGGTATATGACAGAGATACTATATTAAAAGATACTGTGTTTGTTGATAGTGGTTATCTTAATGAAGCTAGAATGAGTTTAATCACTTTGTTGAAAGTGGTTGATGATACACTAAAAGATGATACTAAAGAGGTTGATAGTTTAGAGTTACGATATAATATGTCTGATTATAATTATAATATGGAGTTCCATATTACATTCACAGATGGTGAAACAGTGGTTAGACATACTGAGTTTAACTTAGCAGATTTCTATTACCTATATGGGTTGTTATTGTATTGTGAGAGTGTTGAATGGAAAGAACTTCTATTCAATACTAAAATCGGTATCTATTCTTTCAAGACAACAATTAAAGACATGGCTTATAGGATTAATGCTGTTGCTAAAGAGTTTTATACTTTTAGTGGCGATATAATCGATAATGATGTGTATGATATCTTGGAATCAGTTATGAGTCATGCTAAGGGATATAAAAAATCACTAGGTTCTAGTCAAGTTACTGTAGAAGAAAGAGAGGTTAAAGAAGTGAATACAGAAGTAGTTGACCCTGTTGTTGAGGTATTAACTAAATATAGTAATGAAGTTGATGTTAAATATAGTAATGAAGTTGATGTCAAATATATAGCTAGAGTATTATCTAACGAGTTCATGTTGAATGGCTACGATTATATTGTTGTAAAAGACGATAAGATGAAAGTGTATTCTACAGATGGTAGTAAGTGTCAGGTAATTGCTAAACCATTACATCGTTTCTTCTATAATGCTGATACGATTGATAAGTTACCATTGTTGTATTATTTGATTGACTAGGTGTGAGATATGGATGGTGTTAATGCTATATTAAATTATGCATATGGTGTGTATTCTATACTAGGGATTTCATTATATGTGTTTGTTGTGTTGTTGATAAGTGTTGTGTGTGGTATTAGTAAGTCATATCAATTAGATGTGTTCTGTAGAGTATATGCTAAAGTATCTATATTGTTATCATTAGCATTTGTTGTGGTTGTTTCTATTATTAATACCATATCATTTATATTAGAGTAGCATTAGGGGGAGTGTATGGATAGTGTTTCTACAAGTGTAACAGATGTATTACAGCATTTAGGGATTGAATATATCAGAAGAGATACAAGTAATAATTACTATATGGTTACAGATAGTGGTGAGAAGATTTCTTGTGATGAGTTCTTTAAAGTTGTATGTATGCATCTATTACAAGATAGAGATGAGATGTATGTAGACAGAAAATAAATAACTAAAAGAGGTAGTGAAAATCTACCTCTTTTTATATTATTACTTTACAATACTTTACATATATGTTATACTATATATGTACCAGATAGGTAGTAAATATATTGTCTTTCAAAGGAGAAACAAAAATGGAAATGTTAAGTGGTTTACCTTGTATCTTAGTTATTGTATGGGGTTTAGCTTATGTGTGGTTTATTTCAAAAGGATATACACCTACTAAGTGGTATAAATTAATTGGTATCATTCTAGTAGTATTATCTCTATTAGATGTGTTTGTTGTTAATGCTGATTTATATCCTAAGTATTAATTTACTTAGGATATATAGCAAAAGGAGATATAAAATGGTTGTAGTAGCTTTTATCGTAGTTGTAGTTATGGTGTATGTAACTATGATTGGTAGCAAAATTCATGAAGAGTGTGATAGATATGATTCTATTAAGACGTATAACACTCTTAAAAATGATAAAGAGTTTCTTAAAAAGATTGGGGGTTAGGTTATGTTTTTACCAGTTCTTGGTGTATGTGTGTTGTTGTTAATTATTTATGTAGCAGTAACACTATTTAAAATTAGAAAGAATTATCACTTTAAGGATGCTAGCCATTTTGAGGTGGTAACTGTAGAAAGGGATACAAATTTAATTCCTTTCATTGTAGACTTTATTGGTAAGTTAGTGCTACCTATGGCTATTCTAACAGTAGAAAGCTATACGTGGTGTGCTATTCTTTTGTTTGTGTTTGTTATCTTTGGTTTCTATTCTATTCGTGTAGATATGAACTTCTTATATGCGTTAATCTTTAATGTGTATAAAGTCAAGACAGAAGATGGTGTTGTATATACTGTATTTTCTTTTGAGGACATTACCACTATTACTAGTGGTAAATTTTTAGAGGTAGGCAATGGGGTTCTCTTATACAGATGAAGTAAATACTAGGCATCATATTGTTAATAGTGAGATAACAAGACCATATCTTGTTAAGGCATTAGATATAGATGATGCTACAAAAGAATATATGGGTTTCTATTATGGGTATGTTATTAAGCATAGTCACTTTACAGATGAGCGTAAGGACTATTTGTTACTCATTGATGAAGCTACGTTACAAAAAGATGCTAGTGTATCTAGGGTAGAGATTGATTATAATACGCTTAGACAATCTACAGGTGTGTTAGATAGTAATGGTAGGTTACTATTTGTAGGTGATATCATTTCTTTTGTTAATAGAAATAATACTAAGTATATGATTATTAAAGGTTGCAATGGTTTTTGTTATGTGGATATAGATAATAAAGATACAACTAAGTTTCCTTTAATGTGTAATAAATATAAAGATAATGTTAATACAGATATTGTATATGTGGAGGGTTAAAATATGTCAGTTGAGTTAATTACATCACAAATTTGTACTTTGGAAGAACGTATTAAGGTTTCTAAGCAGTTATTGTCTAAGATTGATAATCTAAGTGATACAGATACAAATACAATGAAGAAACAAATTAATGACTGTATTGTAAGTTTTGAGGTGTTAAATTTCTTGTTAATGGAACGTCAAGTGATAGAAACAAAAGAGGAAGAACTTAATTCTGTATTAAATAGTGTAGAGGAAGTAGAAGTTCCTACACAGACTGTTGGGTTAGATGGTGAGATAGTTGAGTAGTTTAGCGTTAAGTATTATAGGTGGTTTTGTTTTAATTGTACCTACAGTGCTGTTTCTATACATTATGATTCAATTATTGTTTAGAGTATTAAGAAATGATATAATATTTTCTAGTGGATTTATACATTTATTAATTGTATATGCTATCATATTTAGTATTTGTTTTGTTGGTGCATATGTTGTGTACATATGCAACTGAAAGGTGCTGTAATGGCTAGTAAAGATTATATTTTTAAGATGTTAGCCGCAAGTTCTCATAGTAAGGATGCTAGGGAAGAACATGATTTCTATTCAACAGAGCCTAAGGCTGTTGAGGATTTGTTGCGTTATGTAGATTTACAGCATAAAGTTACCGAGCCTAGTTGTGGTAATGGTAATATTGCTAATGTATTGCTTTCTCATGGTCATGAGGTAGATGCATATGATTTAATTGATAGGGGTTTTGGTTATACAAAAGATTTCTTATCTGATAATACTCAGATTGATGGTGATATCGTAATGAACCCACCATATAAATACGCTATGGAGCATGTATCACATGGTATGAGTATTTTAAAAGAGGGTGGTAAACTTTGTGCTTTTCTTAAAGTACAGTTTCTTGAAAGTCAAAAACGTAAACCTTTGTTTGATGCATATCCTTTGAAGTATATGTATGTGTTCAGAAAACGTACAAATTCTTATCGCAATGATGATAGGTCTTTAGGTGGTAGTGCTGTGTGCTATTGTTGGTACGTATGGGAAAAAGGTTACACAGGTGAACCAACAATTCGATGGATTGATTAGATAATTAAGTATTTGTATATGTGTAACATTCAATTTTGTGTTATAATAATATACAAATACTTTTTATTTTAAGAGGAGATTAATAAAGTGGATAGATATGGACGTGTAATTTACGATAAAAACTTTCATACTAAGAATTTTATTCTGCATTATAAAAATCTAATAGATGTGGATAAGTTTAAAGCAGATAGGGTAGCGTATGGTAAGCGTATAGATACATTATCTAAACAGTTATCAGAGATTGATATGGGTAAGAATATTTTATTTATCGGTAGTCATGATATTCATCGTGAGTTATTTTTAGCTATGTTAAGTCGTTTTGAAACATTACAATCATATTACTATTGTAGTATGATGCAACTACATGATATCTTTTGGGGTAATAGGGGTAGTGAAAATACTCATTTAATGGATGAGGATAAGATGTATTCACTACAGGATATTACAGAACGTGTATTGTGTGTATATATCAATCGTGAGATGATTCCTACACGTAATGCTAGTGTAGTTGGTACAGTGATTACCAATCGTTGTATGTTACCTAATAAAGTAAATTGGTTATATTTTCATGGTTTCACATCTGATATGTTAGATAGGGATGGTTATAAATCTATCTATGATTTATTTAAGTCAGGTGATAATTTCACTATTATAGATTTAAATAAAGATATGTCGAATTTATTTAGTAGTGAAACAAAGACTGTTAAGTCGACAACTAAAAAGCGTAAAAGTGTTAAGACAGAAGAGGTTGTAGAGACTTCTAACAATGTTTCTGATTTATATTGATAAGGGAGTGATTCAGTGAGGAACGTAATATATTCATGTCTATCTAAGTCAGACCCTTATTATGTGGATTATCTTAGAATCTTTGAAGAGGAAGCTGATAACTATAAGAAACAGTTCAAGATTGATGGTGTTCTTAGCGATGTAGAACGTAAATTCATGGACTTTATTATTAAGTCTTATGAGGTGAGTGGTGAAACACCTAGCCTTGATTTGTTTGTTAAGATGTTTAGTGAATATCCAGTAGAGGATGATTTACGTGTAGCTGAAGAAATTGGTATCAATGACTTTAGGGTATATATTTTTAATCTGATTGATAAAAGGGTTAATAAATATATTGCTAATCGGTTAGATGAATTAAATGCTAAAGTAAAGAGTGATGGTATTACAGATGATATTGCACAAGAGTTTACTAAGCTAACATCATTATCTAATCGAAATAAAGCTAAGGATATCAATATTGAGATAGATTCTAAGCAAGAGTATGATAATAAGAAGTTACGACCTGTTGGTTTAGTTACAGGTATACCTGAGATTGATGATAAAATCGGTGGTATGAGTCCTGGTACTGTTACTACGATTGCTGGTTTTACGTCCCAATACAAAACCACATTTTCACTAAATGTGGCACATCTTAACGCTTATGAGTTGGGATATAATATTTGTTATTTATCCTTAGAGACTCCTAAAGAAGATATTAATTGGAACTTATTATCTTGTCATAGCTATAGTACTAAATTCCAACGATATAACTTTGTATCACATGCTAAGATGCGTTGGGGTACTATGACAGCAGATGAAGAGGATTTTATCTTTAATGAGGTAGAACCTGATTTAAAGAATGATTACATAGATGATGAGGGGAATACACGTAAACGTGGTAAGGTTATTATTCTAGATGAATCTGATTTTAAGACTTTCTCTTTTGGTGAGATTTCTAGTGTTATTGAGAAGGTAGATGATAAGCTAGGTGGTAAACTTGATTGTGTTATTGTAGACTACATTCAGTTGTGTAAGTTTAGTGGTCAAGGTGTAACTTATGACGCTAACTCACAGATTAATAGTTATGTAACATTCTTTAGACGTTTAGCACAGAATTTCAAGAAAGAAATTAAGGAAGATGGTACTGAGGAAGTACGTCAGTTAACAATGATATTGTTAGCACAGATTAATCGTAGTTCTTGGCAGAAAGCAAGTCGTAATGATGGTAGATATGATATCACATGTTTAGCAGATGCGAATGAGTTAGAACGTGGTAGTGCAAGGGTATTTACTACATATACATCAGAGGATTTGAAAGCTAGAAAATCTGCACAGGTACAGATATTAAAAAATCGTGCTGGTCAAACAATGTATGACCCAGTAACTGTGTATGCAGATGGTGAGGCTTACGTGTTTATGTCAGAGGATGGTATGAATAGTAGTTTTGGTGGGGATGGTCTTGCTAGTGTTGAAAGTGCATTTGCTAGTATGGACGATTCATTTGATTTCTTATAGGGGTATAATAATATGAGTTCTTTTACGTATAATGGTAAAACATATAATTTTGCACAAGATGTAGAGGTTCATTCTAATGGTAAATGTGTGGCTACGTTGACAGATGAAAATAATATGACTTGTGAATTAACATTTGTTGATGGCAAGTTAGTGTCTATCACAGAAATTAATTAGTATATCGTAATATAGTACAATATGTTATAATCTTTGTAGATAGCTAATTATCTATATATAGTAGTAGTGTTATTAGATAAAGCTAGTAACACTACTATTTTTATAAGATTAAAAAGGATATACAAATGGGGCAGTTAGATAAATTAACTAAAAGTTACGAGCAACATATTATTAAATGTAGGGTAGAGGGTGATAGGGCAATTCTTGCCGTATTATCAGATGTACATCAAGGTTTAAATGATAGAAAGTATTTACAGGATACTGTTAAATTTCTATTATCATTAGGTGATAGATGTAAAGTTATTCTTGGTGGTGATTGTACCAATACAACAACTAAGAATTCAAAAGGCAATGTACTTGAAGAGTGGTGTAGTGGTAGTGAGCAGATTTATACTTTAGTAGAGGATATTAGACCTTTATATGAAAGCGGACAGCTTATTGGTATTGTAGAGGGGAATCACCCTAAACGTGCGTATAATGATGCGTATATTACTATTGAAGAGATGATTGCTAGTTTATTAGGTGATAAATCTCTGTACAAGGGGTGTATGGGTATTGTTTACTTTAATGTAAATGATAACTTATATGTGCATCAGATTTTACATAAACATAGGTCTACAGAGGGTGCGTATGATTTCTTTAATGCTGATGTAAATTGGTTTGAACATAAGCATAAACCTATGACTAGAGCAAGGGTTAAAATCGAGCATAATAAGTTTGTTAAAAAACCTGTAGCACGTCAAGTATGGGATATCTATCAATCTAGTTTTCAAGTATTCCCAGATTATGCTAAGAGTGCTGGATATAAGCCTAGTGTAAGTGGTTATTATTTATGTGAGATGAGTGGTAATAAGCATAATCGAATTGCTACACCTTATTTTGATAGTGACTTTAGGAATTTAATTAAAAATGGGTATGAATTCTAGGTGATGATGTATGGTAGATGAATTCTTGAAGTGTTATCAGTCTAATACTTCATTGAGAGAGTACAATATAGTAGCTAGTCTTAGTATTGGTAGAGAGGGTGAGTATGGTGAATATCCATCTGAGCCTTATTTAGATTATTTGGGTTTAGATTCAGTTGGGTTTGATAAACAGTTTGAGAATTCGTATATTTATAACAATATATCTCTCAGAGACTTGGCATATATGGTTATGTATGCGGATTTAGAAGATAATTATACTTATATTTTACCTTGTAGTGGTTTTAACATTAAGGTTAAATCACTAAGTTCATATGAGGGGTATGAGATTTATATTACAATACCTTTAAAGGCTTTTATGACAAAGTGTATGGCTAGTTTTGTTTATAGAGATGTGTCAGTTGTTATAGATTCTATTTTTAGTATGTATAGAGATGTGGATATAAAGGAGATAGATTGTGTTCAAAGAGAAGTCTAAATTAGATGGTTGGGTTGATACGATTGATAGTTTTATTGAGTTAGAAGATGGACATGCAGTAGCATCTAATGTAATTACTAATGCTAAAGAGTTTATTAAATCTGTGTATGGTTTAGATAGTACTAATCCGTGGTATCGTAGGTGTGGTGTTAGGATTGTATCTTCAACTATTGGGAGTATTCTTATTTCTATTGAAGCTGTAAATGGTACACATCTAGATATTGAATTTTTACCTACTGATATTATTAGCATGTATCATTATGATACACTTAGTGATGAGCATAACGTAGTAGATTTGATGTATATTGATTCTATGTCAGTTCAAGATGCTATTCAAGAGTTTACTGAAGTATTAGATAATAGTGGTATTTAGATACTATTTTAAGGGGAGATTAGATTATGGTAGTACATTCAGAGGAAGATATTATTGAGTTGGTTAAGTTCTTTAAGAAAGAATACAATACACTAGATTTAAATAATCAATGTAAAAATGTAGTAGATTTTGTCAAGGGTACTAAGTTAGAAAGACCTATGTCATGTACTGATGTTGATGTGTCTGTACATGAAGATAGAACAATTACAATTAGCTATATAGTTAAAGAGTGGGCAATTAATTTTATATTCTTCTCAGATAATCAAGTTCATGTTCAAGAGTGTGTTAATCATATTACTAAGTTTGAAAATGTAAAACGTGCGATTATGTATGCTAATCGTTTCTTATGTATATAGGTGGTATATGGAGTTAGTTTCTTTTGTATTGGTTTTAACATTAACTGTGTTAGTGTTGGCTGTTGTACAAGATTATTTTGCTGATAAAAATATATGGTATTATCTTCTTTCTGTATTTACAATTCTATTATTTATGATTTTATCTATGGTTGGTGTACAGATATTATTTAGGGGTTAGATTATGATTTTTATCATTGTTTTTATGTTTCTTATTGTGTCATTTTTGTATACATTTTTTACTTTACAGTACTTTACAATATGTGGTATTATTTAGGTAGATAGTTTATTTCATATAAGGAGATTATATTATGAGATATCATTCATTATATCGAAAGCATTTAATTGTAGGGTTTATTGGTACACTACATGAATATGGTATGCGTACAAAAGATATTTTATTTGTAGCGACCAGTATTGGTAGCTTATCTTGGGAAGAGTTCTGTAAGATTGCAAGACATGACTATTATGATAGTGGTTATGGGGCCCCTGAGGTAGCTACTGATTTAAAGATTTTTACAACAAAAGGATATTTCTATCGTCAAGAGATATGTGATGGTATGGAGTGTTGGGAGTATGAAGAATTTAAATATTACCCAATCTCTACAGAGAAGTTAGATACTTCTAAAGTTAAAACTTTTGTTGGTGGTTGTTGGTCTACATTATCAGATATTATTGAGAGAGGTAATAAAGATGAGTGATGGTTATAGAAAGATACGTGCTGATAGGTTTAACTATCTATCTATCTAAAGAGAGTAATGAACTATTAGCCAGAATTGCATCGTCTATTATATTATATGAGATTGATAGATGTGATAATATTTTAGACTATGTGAGTGGTAATGGTAACTTTCAATATAGCAGAGAGTTTACCTATGTAGGTGGTACTGGTGAGATTAATATTGGTACACATCTTTTACCTATTAGACAGAGCGATAAATTTTTATTTACTAGTGGTACATTAGATATTTCATTAGGTGAGCATAGGTTTGTTAAGATTCGAGTTCATAAAGGTCTTAATAGTTGTACTACAAGTGTGTCAAAATGTCATATTAGATATGTAACAGAGGAAAGAAGTATTATTAAGGATATACTATCATCTTATATGAGTTCTAGTGGTATATCTAGAGATTCTGATTTATATAAAGCTTTTCTAGAATATACTTCTATAATAGAAGAGATGAGTGTTATTTTAGGGTTTTGATATAAGTAATTTATATATAGAACTTGTACATTCTTTCTAGAAAGTTGTATAATATGAGTGTATTATTCTTATAAGGAAGTGTGAGAATAACGACTGAACAAGTAGAAGTAGTGAGCGTATGTTTATTATCTTAGTTGTATGGAGCATGTTTTAGCCGATTACAATGATGATAGATAACAAAAGCATAACGAAACGAAAGGGGGCCGTTTAATCTATGTCTAATAAGATTAAGGCTGTATTATCAATTCTAACATTTTGTGGTGTTCTTTTTGGTTTTGTAGGTAGTGCTGATGCACGTATGGTAATGACTACTGCATACACTCCACATGAGCAAGCTGGCTATATGGCTAATGGGTTGTGGATTCAAGAAGGATATGTTGCACTTGATTTTTTACCTTTGGGTACACAAGTGTGGTTAGATGGTGTTCCGTACATCGTAGGTGACAGGATTGGTAGTGGTGACTATAATCATGTTGATATCGTAATGAATAGTTATGAAGATGCTATTCAACATGGTAGACGTTACATGGACTTGCAATATTAGTATTGTAACGACAACTGAATAAGAGTATATACTTTAGATAGTTTAGAGGTATGGTGCGTTGACATCATACCTCTTATTTTTTTCAAAAAATAACTTAACAAGACTTTACAACTTAGTATAGATATGGTATACTATAAGTGTGGTAAGGGTGATAAATTAAAAAGGAGAAAATAAAATGAAAAACTTCAAAATTTATTGTGTGTCAAATGAAGATAATTCCAAATATGAAATTTCATTAAATGAGTTAGTTACTAAAGGTAACTATACCGAAGAGGAAGTTTGTAAGTTGTTAGATTATATCGAAACAACTAAGTACAAAACTTTCAGATGGAAGTTAGTGCATAAGGATTCCATTCATGCTATGGATGGTGATGGAATTCAACATTATCTAGTTGATTTAAAATAGTGTGTTATAATAAGAGGAGATATAAAAAATGAAAGAGAGCGTATATAATTATCATAACTTTGTTGGTTTGAATATGACAGAGGTAGAAGACTTTGTTAATATTCATGACAATGGGTATTGGGATTGCGAACCTGTTAAGGTAGAAGCAGATGTCTATGGCTTAATCAGTGGTAGACATACAATGCCTGTAGGAGAGTATGTTTTTAATGAAATTGAGAATATGTTTAGTTTCTTCGATTTAGAAGTCAAAGCACTATCCTCTATTGAAAAGACATCTGATTTATTGGTGTTATACGTTACAGGCTTAACTGTTGCTACAGTGTCTGTGCCTAATGTAGCTAAAAAGTTAGGCTATAAAGAAGTAGTGTTAAAACATTACAATAGAGACAATGGTCTTTATGAGTGTCAATGGGTATATTAATTGGAGGGATTAAATATGGAATCAGTTGAGACTGTATATGGTATTTATCAAAATGGACAATCTGTGGGTTTTCTTTCTCATGACAGCTTTTCAGAGTTCTTTAAGGACGTATGTATTGACTTAGTATGCCCTACTGAGGATAGAGAATACATTACTGATAAGGTAAGTACAGATGTATTATATTTTGAATTTGGGAAGTTTTTCTCAGATGAGGATGGGACTACATTATATAGAGTTGTAGGCAAATTCCCTAAAAAGGATATGGTAGTATTGGGTAAAGAGTTTTATTTCAACAGAGGAAATTAATGGAAGTAGTTTTAGATATAGTAAAATGGTTATCTTCAAAATATAAGATTAAAGGTAATGAGGTTAGTGTTGCTGAAATTTTATATCATTATTTTAGCGATAGAGATTATAGTAGTATTAATACCTCATTAAATATAGAAGAGATAGTGTCTTATTTTGATACTATCTCTTTAGAGTATGATTGCTTATTAATTGGGAATGTGTATCAATCTTTATTAGATGCTAACCATCGTCATAGTAATGGTGTTCATTATACACAAAAAGAAGATGTACATAGGATTATTGATTATTTATTCTATAATGATTTGTTAGATAGGGTTAAAGAGTCAGATACTAATGTGTATAGTGATATAGGGGATTTAGTATTCTTCGACCCTGCATGTGGTTGTGGTAATATCTTAGTATACATATATCATTTATTGTTAAGTATGCAAAAAGATGGTGAGTATCTTGATTACATTAAACCTAATAATTTTTATGGGATAGAGTTAGATAGTAGGTCATCTTATATAGCTAGTTTATCTCTTTCTTTAGAGTATTATAGATTTAGTGGTAAATTAGTTTCTTGCGATACGATTACATGTGCTGACTCATTAAAATTGGATTGGGGTAGTGTTGTACCTAAGAACAAGTTATCATACATAGTAGCTAATCCACCTTTCTTAGGTTCTTCTAATATGAAGAAGGCTCTTAAACGCACAATAGAAGATAACTTTTATAACTTTGAAGGTAGAGATGGGTTAGACCTTTGTTGTTTTTGGTATATAAAATCTACTGAGTTTATTCAAAATAGTGATATTAGAGTGTCGATTTTATCTAGCGCTTGTGTAGTTCATGGCACTATCTTATATAATACTTTTAATTATATTAAGTCAAGATGTCATATCTATTATGATTTTATGTATGATAAATTTGAATTTAAGTCTTTAGAGACATATTGTTGTGTATTAGGGTTTTCTTCTAAAAAAAGCAATAAACCTAAATATTATGTTGATAGATATGGCAAAACTCATATATATGATAACTTAAATATTTATGGGTTAGATACAGATATAGATGTTTTAGTAAGACCTAAGTGCGATATTAGTTTAAATTCTGTTAGCATATTAGGTAGTTCTGATGTATATGAAACAGAGCATTTATTCTCTAGTGAAGAGATGGATATTATTTTAAAAGAGAATTCATGGTTAGAAAAATATTTTATATTGGCTATTCGACAAGACTTTATATGTTCTAAGTGTAATGATTACTTTGTGTTTGATATTAGTAATTTCTTGGTAGCAAATACTGTAGATTCTGTTTCACATATAGGAAGTATATATAAGATTGTTAAAGATTATATTGTTAAGGGGAATAGTATTTCTTATAAAGCTAGAGGTTTCAGAGAGTCTTGTTTCTGTATACCTAGATTTATGTGTGATAATGATTCTTTTTTATCATTTAGGTTGTATGAGGGGGACTCAGAATTTCTAGGGAGTCGTATGAGTTTTATATTAGATTGTGATTATTCATATTTAGCAATATTATTGTCTGATGTATATTTAACTTTTATGCGGAAGTTCTGTAGCACTTCATTTGGTAAGATTAATTACAACAAAGATTTCCATAGTTGTTTCTACATTCCTAAATTAGATGAAGGCAGTAAAGATTTACTTAGAGATAGTTTTAAAAAGATTTCTAAGTTAATCGATAGCTATACTCAAAGAGGTATTACTGTGAATAGTTTACAGAGCGATACTCCTGAAGATTTAGTTATTATTCTTAAACATAATAATGATATTGTTAGAGGTATATATGGGTTTAGCATTGATTCTGATTTAGGATTAGATGTGTATAAAATGTATGTAAGTGGGGTTATTAGTTAATTATGAATTCAATTATAGATGCTATAAGAGAAGCTAAGGAAGTTAAAGACAGTTTCATTGGTAGTGGTAAGATTGGTAAATTGAAGTATTCTATTGTAGGTGATAGAGAGGGTTATACAATTACATATAAAGGTTCTTATAATTCTGTTCTTTCCTTTGTTTTCGGTGTTGATGATACTGAAGTTTACTTTGGTTTTGAATCATATCTTGGGGAGACTCTTGCTACTGCTAAGATAGGTAATGCTAATTCATCAAGTGGTATTAAGCAAGATAGAATGATTCGTGTTAATAGCATTAAAGATTCTGATGATTTAGCTAAGGAATTACTTGTAAATATTAAGGAAGATGACTACCTAAGTATAAAACAAGTTTTATACGTAATGGAAGCTGATATGGGTATATATAGGTTGTAATATTATGATATTAAGAGATACTAGATATGGTATCTCTTTTTATTATGTTAAAACGAGTTATATATAAATGTATGATTTTGATAGACTATTTATGCGTTTATGGTGGTAATATATGGTAATTTTAACAAAGAAAACGAAGTATGATTCAATCTTAGAGGGTGTTAAATCTACAATCAATGAGACAGTAATGGGTGATTTACGTAAGATTGGTAATAGCAAAACATTTACTCCTTTAAAGAGAGTATTAGGTGGTAAATTCTATAATGTAGAAACAGGGTTTAGGGTTCATAAGATTAAAGACAGTACATATACTTTGGATGTAGAGTATTATGTTGAAAATCATGATTTAGATGCTAGGCTTAATCTTATTGTAAGGTGTGATGGTACTTATACATCTGAAGATAAGACAAATGGTACGACAACTGTTACTGCTAAACAGATTATAGTACAAGAACTAGATGCACCTGTAACTACTTTAAATACATTTAAACCTTTTAAAGTTAAATGCAGTATAGATGTGGTAGAAGATTTACAATTCATTTCTACTGATTTTAAGTCCGTGGCAGAAAAAGTTATTACTACTTTATTTGATGAGTTATTAAAAAATAAAGAATTAGATAATAAAATTGCTAAGAGTACAGGAAATGCTAAAGGTTTTAGTTCTGTAAAGGAATTTATGTTGGTATCATCTAGGTAGGGAATATATGGCTGATGAGTATGGTAAAGATTGGCGATATCAGTTAGAGAGACAGCATAGTGTAAATAACCCTATCATTGTAAATGAAGATATTGAGTTACAGAGAAGAATGTTTTGGGAATCTGCGTTACATACAGGGATTACAGTAGATTTTTATAATTGTGTGTATGAAAAGCAAGATTTCAATCAAGACTTAAACCTTATGTGGGATGATGCTATACGATTGCCTGTTATCTTTGACGATGCACCTAAAGTTAAGGTTCTTAAAAATTTAGGTTGGTATACAGAAGATGATGAACGTCCTGAGTTGGTATATTTACCTATGTATAAGGATTGGATGACTAAAGAACTTTTAGACGTTAAAGAGAATTCTATTATACGATTGTATTATTTTGGTGGTATAACTACAGCTGACTTTAGAGTTACAGATAAAAAATTGGATAGTGTTTATGGTGTATATTGGATTTGTAAATTAGCACCAGAGCGTGTGAATGATTTCACTATGGTAGAATTAAATGGTGAGCATTTCTTGAAACGTAGTGAGGTTAGACCTAGACATACTGAGTATATGAGTAAGCAGTTAGAGGGTGGTTATAGTTCTGGTTATGAAAATACGTCTGATTATAGGACGTATGAGCATGATTCTTATGTTAATCAGATTGTAGATAATGATGACAATGATGGTTCTGCTGATAGTTTAAATTATTCAGATACAGAAAGTAACAATGTTGGCTATGAAGAGTCAGAGGATAATATGTCTACAACTTTTGAGTCTGTAGATGGTAAAAAGTATATAGATAATTTTGACGTTATTGATGATTATAAAATACCAAAGAAAGATAAAAAGGATAAAAATATTCGTGGTGGTAGGTTTAATATAAATTAAGGATTATAAGGTATGAGATATAGTAGTGATTTGATTGTAGAGTCTTTGCGTAGTCAACTAAGTGAGAGTACTATTAATGAGGCAAAAGTAGTTACATTTGATGGTAAAGTAAATCCTAACTTTGGTCATGCAGTTATTATGGCTGGTGGTGCAGGTTCAGGGAAGGGGACAGCTTTAAAAAGCGTTATTATGTTACAGGGTAAAATCTTTGATGTTGATGAGTTAAAGAAGTTATATGTTAAAGGTGCTAAGAGTGGTGTCTTTGACGATGAACGTAATGGTGATTATAACTTTAAAAACCCAGATGATGTTTCTTTGTTACATCAAAAAGTAAAAGACTTAAAACTTAAAGATAAACGTGAGGAAGCTTTCTTTAAATCTATTATGGCTGATAAGTTACCAAATATTATTTTTGATATTACTGGTGATGAAGAGTCTAAGATTACAAATATTGCTAAAATGTGTAAAACTATTGGCTATAAAGTGTCATTAGTGTGGGTAGTTGCTAATAGGGAAGAGGCATTTATTAGGAATATGAAACGTGATAGAACAGTTCCTGATGAAGTATTCCATTCAACGCATAATAATGTTAAAGCATCTGTATTTGGTTTCTTAGAAGGTCAAGGTGCTAAGTTCTGTGATTATGCTTGGATTGTGTTCTCATCTGGCATTGATGCTAAGAAGTTATCACCAGAGGAAGAGAAAGCATTAGAGCAAAATAGGGTTATTGCATTAGAGAAAAAAGGTTCTACATTTGTTGTACCTGATAAAATGTATCGTAAGGTTATGGTTGTAACAGGCAGAAATGAAATAGACCCTAAAGCACCTAAAAATTATTTAAGTCAAGGTGATTTCAGAAAAGACTTTGATAAGAAAGTAGATGCTGTTCGTGGTGGTTCTATGACAGTAAGGAAACAGCGTTTTTAATAGGAGTATCATATGAAGATACTACGTAGTGTTGTTGAGATGGAACATATAGATGGGATATATATCACCGTTTCACAGCATATGTTTAAGCTAGGTTCTAAACGTATACAAAAGGAGTTAGGAAGTCTTTATTACAAAGACTTCCTAATCTTTATGGCTGTAACACTAGCTAAAGAGTTTGAACGTGCTATTGATACACAGAGGTATAAAGGGACTAAGTGGGTAACAAAACTGTTACAATAAGATAAAAATTTATTTGAACAGAATACCCTCTGTATCTCGTAAGGGGTGCAGACTCAACGTTAATTGCTTTTAATTCCTAAAGCTCTACGACCTAAACAGTAACTCGAAAGGGTAAGCTGAGATTAAACAATCTAAGGTGCGAAAGCAGAAAAAATAGTAGAGATGGCATATGATGAAATAAAAGCATATCAGTGTCTGAGTGATAAAATAGTGAACCTCAGAAGACGTATGTTCTAAGTGCTGTAAACAATGGATGTTTAGCAGGGAAAGTCCTAAGTCTTAGTGATAGGGTATGGAAAACCTCCAACGACTATCTCCTTGAGGGAGAGTAAAACCGCAAGCTTATGGCGGAAGAAAAATGTTGCTCCTGTTTTAAGATAGACAGGATGAAGATATAGTCTACGCTTATGTGAAAGCATAAGAGGTCTGCTGGTGACAGTAAGACTGCGTTAGAGGTTGCGTTCTAACGTGAATAAGATAAATATGTCTAAATTAAAATATTACATGTAGAGTTGACATTCTCTATGTTTTCTATATAATTTAAGTTGTATAGGAAGGGGGGGGTGTCAACTTGGTAGAAAAATTAAATAGTAACGATAATAAAATATATAGGTCAGTTAAGATTAGGTTATTACCAACAAAAGAGCAAGAGGTTTTGTTTTGGAAGAGTGTTGGTGTTGCTAGATGGTCTTATAACTTTTTCTTAGGTTATAATAAAGAAAAATATAAGGAATGGTTAGAGGATAATACTAAAGAGAGATTTGTAAGTGAGAGTGATGTTAGAAAATACATTAATAATGTATTGAAAAAGACTACACATATATGGCTTAAAGAGGTAGGTAGTAATGTTATGAAGCAAGGTGTTAAGGACGCCAACATAGCATTACAGAACTTCTTTAAATATAACAAAGGTTATCCTAAGTTTAAGTCTAAGAAAAGGTCTAAACCTAGTTTCTATGTCAATTATGAACATCTAAAGAGATTACCTAATGGTTTTCAAGGTGAAAGACTTGGTTATGTTAAAACTAAAGAATCTCTACCTAAGATAGGTAAAAATCAAAAATATGTTAATCCTAGAATTAGTTTTGATGGTAAGTTCTGGTATCTATCTGTTAGTTTTGAGACTAAGAGAGTAGATGTTAGGTTAACAGATGAGAAATTAGGTATAGACTTGGGTATTAAGGAATTAGCTGTTGTTTCTAATCAAGATGGTACTGTAGTTAAGAAGTATCATAATATCAATAAAACTTATGAAGTAAAGAGATTAGAGAGAAAGTTAAAACGTGAGCAACGAAAGTTTTCACGCAAGATTCTTATAAATACAAGTCATTGTGATGATAAGAATAGACCTAAATATAAAAAAGAACTAGATTTATGTAAAAACATTCAAAAACAAAAACATATAATTCAGAGATTGTATAGACGGTTATCAAATATCAGAACTAACTATTTACATCAAACAACTACTGAGATAGTGAAAACCAAACCATTTCGAGTAGTTTTAGAAGATTTAAATGTTAGTGGCATGATGAAAAATCGTCATTTATCAAAGGCTCTTATGTGTCAGAAGTTGTATGAATTTAGGAGACAGATAGAGTATAAGGCTGAGTTATATGATATTGAAGTTGCGATAGCTGATAGATTTTATCCTAGTTCTAAGACATGCCATGTATGTGGTAATGTCAAAAAAGACTTAAAATTATCTGACAGAGTATATAGATGTGATTGTTGTGGTTATGTCGAAGATAGAGACGTTAATGCATCAATTAATTTAGCCAATTATAATATAGAATAAATCAAATAAAAGATATTCTATATATGTACCTATCGTTACTGGGGAATTTAAGCCTTAGGAGTGTTATACAAGCCAGAGTAGCATATGCAAAATGGGACACGATGAGTAAGGAAGATATATTGTGAGGTATATCAAAGTATAAGTGTGTAATATTAAAATATGTACATATTTATCGTAACGGCGCCGCTATCTGTGTCATATCTGACATATAAAAAGCGTATGGGTTTCTCTTTAAATACGTGGGAGGCAACTGGATATCTTAAAAATAATATTACAATATTTAAGAAGTTTAATAACTTTATAGCGGTTGGATTTCAACAGAAACAAGTATATCCTAATAGTGGTGTACAAGTTAATATTATTGCTAGGTATGTTGAGTATGGTACAAATAGGAATACTATAAATGGTAAAAAGACAATGCCTCCTCGCCCTCTATTTAGACCTATAGCAAGTTACATTTCAAAACATATATCTAGATATTATAAAATGTATTTAAAAGAGTTAGATAAGATTAAGAATAGTAGAGTTCCGTATTTGTATCTTAGAAATAAGTCTGTTATTAAATCTTCTAAAGGTAGGAATAGAAGGCAGTAGGTGTAGTATATGCATAGTCCTTTATATCAATATGACTTAGCTATGTACGATAGGGTACATAGTTTGTATGATGAGGTATTTTTTGCTGATGTAGATGAGCAATTTATTACAAATGCTAGGGAACATCAAGGTAAGGTAGTTATGCCATTTATTGGTATAAGTCGATTACCTGATTTCTCTATTAATTATGAATTCTATAACGATAGTCAAGTGCGTAGAGGTTGGACTAATCAGAAAGCTAGAAATGAAGATGGTGTAGAGTTTAGAGATAAGCGTGTTATGGTACATTCATTGCCAGTAATCTTACAGTATCAAATTGATGTTTATGCTACTAAACGTGATGTATGTGATGGTATTATTTCTGAGTTATTGATGGAGTTTTCTGAAAGACCATATCTTAGGGTTCAGTTTATGGACATTGGTGACCATGTACAAGAATTTCAATTAGCATTAGAAGATGGTGTTAGTGATAATACTGATGTGAGTGGTTTTGCTGAGACAAATCGTTTTTATAGAAAATCTATAACAATTAATATTGACCATGCATATATCTATCGTGTAGATAAAGCATTAGAGGTTGATAAAATTATTATAGATATTCATGATTTACCACTAGATGATAGCGATTTAAATAAAATTAAACCTAAGAATGGTAATAATTCTAATGGGTTTGATTTCAATACAGATGGTATTAGTCCTGGTGTTAGAACTAGAGATGAGTTAAATCTTGCTAATGATGAGACACCAGATGGGTATCATAAAATTAAATAGATATAGTAAGAACGTATTCAAGTATTTGGATACGTTCTTTTATATATAGGTTTTGAAAACATTAAAAACAATAAATATCTGTGTATACTGAAGAGAAAATTATATGTACAAAAGATGGGTAAAGTGAATAACTTATATTATAATATAAATTATCCGTTTTCGAGGGGGATATTAATGGCTACACTAACAATGTTAAGTCCTGGTGTATACATGAACGAGGTTGACAAAAGTCAATATACTACAGACTCCTCTACTTGTATTATTGGTATGGTAGGTGGTGCTAGGTTCGGTCCAGTTGGTGTTCCTACACTTATCTCTTCACAACAAGAGTTGATTAAAACTTTTGGTGAGCCTGTTGAAGGTGAGTATGGTTTGTATAGTGCCCTAATGGCATTAACACATGCAAGTCAAGTTATCTATACACGTGTTGTACGTGGTGGTACTAAAGCTACATCAGGTAAAATCGGTACTGATAAAGTTCTTTATCGTTCTGCTA